CTGGCTTGGTCACCCATAATGAGTCGCCTTTGTAGAGGAGAATCATGGCGGCAGCAAACACAATGATACCAATCCATTTTTCATCGGTTCTGCCCATAAGCCACATCGAGAGGACGAATAGACTGGCAGCCACTACATCGAGTAGAATCGAATAGATTTTGTTCATTTTGGAGCCGAGATATAGTTGATGACGGCGATGAGTAACCATAGGAAAAAGCACATGAGCACGAGCTTAAATGCGGTTACAGATATGGAATAGAGCAAACACACAATTGCAAAAGCACAGATGATTGCAACTACGGAGAGCAGTACGATTGATATGAAGTCGATCATGAGATTAGGCGCGTGGGGTGAGGTTTAGGTCCTGAGCGATACCATCCAGGATTGCGAGAATGGCGTCGGCGCGGTCACCGCAACCGTCCTCAACGGCTTCCTGTGCTTCCTGCTCGATGAGAGCAATGATGTGTTCGTAACGGCTGCTATTCATTGAATCGAATTGTTCGAATTGTTTCTGGTTCATAATCTTATTCCTCGTTGCTGTTGATAAAGTTGTCGACGTTGTTGCGAACAAGGTCGAGGGCGACATCGGTAGCCTCGCGCTGACCGACTTGGATGACGCCGAGTGCGAGGGCTTCGTGGCGAGCCTTATAGGTCTTGCGCAGTTTGGCGATGATGGCAGCTTTGTTCACTTTGAGCTTGCCGTTGGGAAGTTTGGTGGTCAATTTCATAATAACTATTGTATCAAAATGTGGCTGTTTGTAAATCAATTAGATTGTTATAACTGATTGATAGTCAACAATCGCTCAAACATTGTTAGGATTTGCCGTGAATTGCGTGTATTCCTCACCGTCTTTGGAGAGGATGTACTTACCATCCACGAGGCGGGCTTCATACCCAAACATCTGGATGCTGCCCTTGGCTTTCTTGGTCTTAGGCTCTACAAACGAGTCCACCGACTGTTGCTTCGTTTTCCGCGGCTTCTTTGGGGTAGCAGAGGTATCCATGGACTTAACCATTAGAATCGAGCTATTGCCCTTAGAGAGCTTCGCGCCCTTGCGGGAAGTAAAGGTCTTTTGAAGAGCATCCAACGAGCCAGCCTTCTGGATTCGCTTGGAGATGTAGTCCCAACCGCGGTAGGTAACCAATTCGCCGGTAACGACGCATTTCAGAGTGATCTTTTCGATAGGTGTGTTATTCATTATGATACAATCCTACAATAAACCAGCTAAAAGTAAAACACAAAGATATGGTATAAGTTGTTGATTAGTAACAAACCGACAAAATAGTTTGAACTTCCGTAAACCGTTGATAGTCGGTATAAGCTAAATGACTGGCTACCAATTGCTTAGTAGCCAGTCGATTTAATGATTAAAAACCTACCGAAGCAATTTACTTGCTGATCTGATACAACTTGGCAGCCGGACCACGGGAGCCCTTGGCTTTAGGCGCATCGCCTACAACGGTCGCGTTTTTCTTAACGTACTCCGAAACGTACCAATGGTCAATACCAATGGCGTGGACGGCGTCCTTAATGGTGAACGGCGTGGTTGGGAAGTTGAACTTCGTGACCAGCGACATGGCTTCTGGCTTCTTGACTCCGCGGCGAGGAGTGTTGGTGGCGGTAGCGGTAGCGGTAGTGTTGGAACTAGCGGTGTTATTCGTATTCATATATTACTTTTTGAGTTTTTTGTTATTTGATGAGAGTTTGATATGTCTCAATCGATACCAATAACAATAAACAAAAATGGTTCAAAGTAAACATTAAAATGCTGGAATTGATTGCGTAAAAACTAAGTGTTTGATCTTTAAGCGTTTACGGAAAACTCAGTGATCATTGGAAAGATGGGAGCAAGAGCAACAGCCATATTCTGAGCCACTTCCATGTGCTCCTTCTGCGTACCATTACCCGAACGAACCTCAATGTAATGGATGAAGCTGCGGAGCGTTCCGGAGATGTAAAGGCGGGAGACCGTGTTACCCTCGGGAAGAATTGCGCGGGCTTGCTCTTTAGCTATACCACGTTCAAGTGCAGCTTTATAAGTTTCTGATACTAAATCAATTACTTCTTGCTGTTTGATTGCCCACCACAATTTTGTGGCTTCATCTGCGGTATTCAATGAATTCTGGCGATTCTTAGTGTCCTGGAGACGTGCCTCTCGTAGAGCAAAGTCCAACTCCTTCACGGGGTCGGCATAGCGTTGGCTAAACTCCTGGAAGGAGAATGAACGATGGCGGAGAATCTGGCGGGCAATATCCCGTGTAGTGGTTACCTCCACGCACGCCGATACCATCTCCAGAGGAGACCAGTGCTTGTTGCGAATAAGGTAACGAATTAATTTGTCGGAAGTCTCGGTATTGAATTGGTTCTTCGGATTGGAAACTCTTGCGCAGAAGGCAATAAGATCCTGAAGGTCCATACTGAAATCTTCGACGCCGATGGGTTTTAGTTCATCGGCTACCTTGGAATAACTAACGAGTTTTACTTTAGGTGCCATTGTTAAGTTTGTGTGTGAGATAATAGCCAAGCAGTTTTACGTTCTTCTGAGTGAATTCAAATTCATCGCTGTAAATGTTACCATTACGTTGGACGAATTCCTCAGTGAATCCCTCTTTGAGCATACGGTTGATGACCCCACGATTGAGGATGTACGCCGTTGAGGATTGCTTCTTGAAATTGGGAAATACCATGATGGCACCCAGCGCCGATTCGATCTTGGCTTTGGCTGCCGATAGAGTCGATGTTGAATTTACCGCAAGATCAAAATCAATTGACACTTCAATATCCTTGTTCTGGAGGTTTGCGGCATGAATAATATCATGGGCATATTCTAGGACACAGGTATTCGTGTGTAGATCGGTCTTGCAATCGGGTAATTGCTTTTCTTCTGGTTCGTTATCGTCGTCGGCAAACATATTAGGACCAAAGTTGTCGGCGGTTTTTAACTACCCATTCACATACCTGAGTGTCGGCTTCTTCCAACTTACTTTCCAACTCGGTAACTTTATTATACTTTTCCATCTTATTCTGAGCAATATCATTCATCTCAAGTGGAACTGCTTCCCACGCCTTTTCGATTTCATTGAGAATTTCTTGGCGACCCTTAGTGGCATAAGCATGACACTCTTTTAATTGAGCCGCAAAGGTTTCAAGTTCATTCGAGGAAGAAAATACAATGTTTTCAAAGCACTTTTCGCGGTCGACATACTCGATGACGCATTGCAGACAGAATTCAACAATGATGGAATCAAGGTCACCGCTATTACGAGTGAATACCTTGTCGCGCATTTCCTTACGAGGATATTTAATGTAAGGTCTTACCTTCCATTTGATTCTTCTGGAATAATGCTGAATGTCCCAAAAGAATCCGGCAACCGTTTCGCGGAAAAAGTATTGAACTGGATATTCCTTTTTGATGTACGCATCAAATTTAGTCCACTCGCCTATAAGGTCATCTCCGGCGGTAAGTGCGTAGGGTTTGATGTAAAGCGGGCAGGGCCAATACCAGACGACAAGCTCTCTTGATGTTACCGGCATTGCTTTGTATTCGTCAACGGTATGAACCATGACGCAGTGTTTGTAAGGATTGTCGTTAAACATAAGTGTAGACCTGTGCGATGTATTCGGTTAGATCAAAGGCAATAGGCTTATTAGCCGGCTGGTATCGTTCATTACAGATGGAAGCATTGATGTGTAATACATTCTCCGGAGAGTATGCATAACCATATGAAGCGTGAATATGACCGCAAACATGAGTTTTAATTTTAGTTTTCTGAATTGTTTTTAATAGATTGACGCATCCAACTTTCTCATTCACCCAAGGCATTTTGTAATTGGGACACTCATCCACAAACCCGTATGCCGGACCATGAGTCACGAGGACATCGGTGTCCTCTGGAATAAGGTCCCAGTGTTTCTGAATATCAGAACCACGTTTGCGGTTGAATGCCCAGTTAAAGAATTCTGGCTGTACCGGAGAACCCCAGAACTTGACTCCATCAATTGTGGCACCAGAATCATTTAGATAGTGGAAACCTTCCGAAATGGGAAGGATTGCCTTGATGGAGCTTTCGGTACTGGAATAGTCGTAATGATTTGGGTCCATGAAAATGTCATGGTTACCCGCAATGATCACACGGTGCTTATACGGAAGAGCATTGAACCAGCCGATGGCTCGAATGGCTTCATCCATGCTTCCATGGTTACAGAAATCCCCGGCATGTACAATAACATCGGCTTCTGGTAGATCACCAAGGGCTTTATGGAGCCCGTGGGTATCGGATATGCAGAGGATTCTCATGTGTTTATTTCTTTATGGTAATTCTGGCAGTGAACACTCCGATGAGTAAACCGGCTGCACACCAAGTTTTAAATGTGAATGGAATGGTAAGACCGAATAGAGTATTGAGCGACCAAATAGCAGCAATTGGGTAAAATACAAAGAATGCAATTACCAAAACAATTAGAAGGGCAATAAGGAATTCTTTCATATTAGGCTGCGGCTGGAGCTTCTTCCGTCTTTGCTGGGCGGCGGTCGGCATTGCTGCCTTCCAGGGCAAAAAGGAAATAACGAATCGTCGAGCGGTCAACGCGGAACTGATTCTTATCGTTATAGTCGGCAAGCTCGCGAGGAGACGCCGAGGACTTTAGCTTTGGCGGCTGTCCTGGAATCTTTGTAAGCCCACGATAGGACTTGATTGCTTCGGTAAACTTTTTCAGTTTACGGCGATATGCTGGCGAGTTGGTGCGTTTGTCAATATAGCTCATGGCAGTTTATAGGAAATGGTTTGGAAGAATGTGCCGGTTTTGTAAAAGGCACGGGAGAGGATGTGACGTACCCAGCGATAGGTTGATGTGTGGAAAATGAAGCGGTTGTACCAATAAGAGTTGATCAATTCTAAGTGTTCCTCCCATTCACGGTCGATTCGTTTTCTTTCTGCATTCGGCAGTTTTTCAAAGCGGATGAGTTCAACCGATTCAACGGCTCCATGAACAAATACAGCCTTGAACTCAATGGAGCAATCCCAAAGACCGATAACATCGTGCCGGTATTCATACATATAAACTGTATGGGTAACTGATTTTTGTGCTTCAAGATAGGGTTCGGTACGATTGAGAGAACCTAGGCGGTCCATGAAGTTCTCGGCTTTTGGGTCGCCTTCAACCCATTTCTCATTCTTGTATTTTTTTAGAAAGAGCTTACCGTCCTGAACGACATAGTCGGCCAAGCAGCAGTCAAAGTCTTTGGTCTGAAAGGACCAGTTGTTTTTGGCAAGACCAAGACCCTTCATTTCTTCGGTGAAGGGTAGGTTGTCGCCCCATTGAATTGTATCGAACATTCCCATATTGTAGTTCCTATATTACATTGTTGTACCGCAAAGTAAACAACAAAATGATTAAAGTTTGAATTTTAATTCTTTTCTAATAGTTTCAATAAAGACCCTACCAGCTTCGGAAGCCGATTCAAGGTCGGGAGCAATTACATTTCCATTTCGCTCAATTCTAAGTATCTCTTTGTCCCCGACATTAAAAACGAGAACGGGATCGGTAGTCTGAGTGCCCACCAAAAGTTGAGAAAAGGGGCTAAAGTTAATTGGATTGAAGCTGGGTTCAATGTCTTCGAATTGTGTTTGTGTTTCCATGGTATTACATTTTGAATCCACTGAAGTCACGTTTCGGAGTAATTCCAAATGATGGTACCGAAGGACTTGCTTGGCGGATGGTTGGTTCTTTAGTGAGAGTCTGTGCTTTGTTTTCGACATCGTACAACCGCATTTTAGCACGGTCGACACCGATGATGAATTTCTTGTTTTTTGTGGGGTCGTTGTAACGATTCTTTAGCTGTTTCACGAGGAGCTGATTCATCTTCTCCAGTTCCTCGGTTGAGATTAATGCAAACATTAGGTCGGCGGTAGCAGGGAGACCGAATGATTCGGAGGTATCGGTGAGTTCAACATCGCTGTTGCCGAAACCCGAGCGGGTCGTCTGAGTCGCAGAGAAGATGGGAACATCAAACTCCACGGCAAGCCCACGGATTTCTTCGGCAATTGCCTTAATGAATGAATAGGTGTTTACGGAACCGCCGACACCCTTCATACGAGCCGATGCACAGATATTGAGATAATCAATAAAGATGGCATCAGCCTTGAAGTCCTTCTTGAGTTTCAGTTCATTCAGGAGAGCACGGAAGTGTCCTGCATGAGCGGAAGCCGTAGGATATTCTTTTACAATAAGGGTACCCTTTGTCTTTGCGGCAATCTTTTGGATTTTAGATTCGTAAAGATCCTTTGGCATATTTGCCAACTGATCAATCGGAACATTCATTAGATTGGCGTCAATACGTTCGGCAATGCGTTCCTCCGACATTTCAAGTGTAATGTAAAGTACATTCTTGCCCTGAGTAAGGAACGAAGAAGCCACATGACACATGAATAGAGATTTACCCACGCCCGTACCCGCAAGACAAATGTTGAGAGTCTTCCGAGGCACACCATTCTTTGTAATGGTATTGAACATCTCCAGGTCGAATGGAGTACGGTCTTCAACTTTGTGATAGAAGTCAAAGCGGTCGTCGGCATTACCAATGTAGTCGTGACCAACAGAATTATCAAAATTGATTCCCAATGCCTTTTGCAGAATGTCGGGAATTGCGTCCTGAGTGACTTCCTTTTTCTTACCGTCAATAATGGAAATAGATTCCATGATGGCAAGAAACACCGCGCGGTCCTTGCACCACTTTTCGGTGTGTTCAAGTAACCACTGGTCTTCGACCTTGGGATTCTCCTTAAGAGATTCAATAAGTTTAACCGTGTTGTCATACTGCTCCTCACTGATGTCGGTATTTCTATTTACGAGATCAATGTTGAGTGTCGTCTGTGTTGGTAGTTTATTGTATTTCTCAATGAAATCAATAACTAGTTTATAGACGGACCTATGCGACCCCTCAAAGTATTCGCGTTTAATGAATGGTAGTACCTTGCGGCAATACCCTTCATCATTCACTAACTTCTGCAGAATCGTCGTTTGTAGATTGTTTGTCATTAGACCCTAATTTATACTTGCCCGTATCGAAGGCATTTTGAATGATGTGGCTGAGGATGTCGCCGAGATGGTTATTGAAGTCGTTTGATTCTTCAAGTATTTCTACGTCGTGTGGAGCCGGAGCTTCATCGACCTTGAATTGAAAAGAAAGAGTGGCTGTTTCTTTGTCTTCGTTGACCTTTAAGGAAACCTTTCCGTAGGTAACAATGACGCCCGACCATTGACCACTCTTCAACTTAACCGAATACATTTCGGAAGTTGGCTTTTCAACAAAAGCGTAATCTGTATCTGTAATTTTAGGATTCATCGGCTTCATCATCTACGATTGAGGTGAGACCACTTTGACCTTCACCGCCTAGGGTATAGCGGGTACGGATGTAGTCTTTAAAGTCTTTCGAGTCAAGAATGTCTTTCCAGAATTCTGCGGTATAGGTATCCTTTTCGCGGTACTTGGCGGTATCACCTTTCTTTTGGTACCAACCAACGGTGGGTTTAGTTACAAAACCACCATCAACGCAGACCTCAAGGAGTCCAGAGTATTTCTCAACGCCATTGGCAAAGGAAACGGAAATTGGAACCTTGGACTTTTCTTTCACAAAGCGAGACTTGTCTACATTGATCACAAAGTGATAACCTTGAAGACCATCATCATCCTTATCTTGCTGGCGTCCGAGAATCCAGACCGTGTTGGCAGAGTAATAGAGACCGGTACCGCCAGAGAGAACATCCTTGGGATACATGTCCTGGGTCTTGTAGGTGTGACCGATTGCAACAATAGGAATATCCTTCATTGACAGATGCGGAGTCACCATACGGAAGAGGCTCTTGAAAGCCTTGGCGCGGGTCATATCGGCAACCGATTTCTCATTCATGGCATCCTCAACTTCCTTCTTGGAAGCAAGGTTACCGACCGAGTCAATCATGATGATGACTTTCTCACCCTTCTCAATTCCGTCAAGCTGTTTCATGATGTCAAACTTAAGGTCTTCGACATTCATGATTGGACAGTGGAGCACGCGGCTGGTATCAATACCAAAGGTCTTGAAGTAAGCCTGCGGCGAACCGAATTCAGAATCATAGAATAGAACAATTGATTCTGGATACTTTCTCATGTACGCCGCAACCATGATGAGGGCGAATGAGGTCTTGAAGTGTTTAGATGGACCAGCAAGAACAGTGAGACCGGAAGTGAGACCCTTGTCGAGGTCGCCGGAGAGGGCGACGTTGATCATAGGAACATCGGTCGGAACACTGTTGTCACCTTGATTGAAGAACTTGGATTCATCCAAGGTAGACGAGCTATCAATGCGGGAATTCTTTTTTAGTTTAGCGAGTAATGAAGACATAATTTAAGAGATGGTTCAACTATATACACTTGTCGGTTGGTGTAAACCTTATTCGGTCGGTTTTTGTTCGGTATTTTCTTCCGTGACCCAACGGAGCAATGTATTACGGAAACGGTCGCGGGCGGGGTAACGAATTGCCCGAGTCTTGACGGTGATGGGCTGACCAAGAAGTTGAGCAACCTTGTCGAGGTCTTCCTGTGATTCAACGCGAACATTGAAGCAGGCATAGCTCTTTTCATTGATCTGATTGTATTCTGGCATACTGTCCCAAAGATATGGGGTTGTAGCTTCTTCTTGACCCGAGAGCGAGAATAGGTTGTGCTCCGGCGTTTTGAGTTCTTTCTTGAGGACTTTTTTGTTATTCATTTTCGTGTTGGATTAATTCTGGGTTGTCGAGTTCGGCATCTACTTTTGGTGGCATCTTTTTTAGAACCATACCATATTCGTTGGTGCCCTTAGGAATGTTAAGATCATTCTTGAGGATGAGATGATTCTTTTCAAATACGGTATAGTCGACAAGGTGGTGCCAACGACCCCAGCGTTTGATAATTTGAACAACGTCGGGGTGTTGAGCGTGTAGAGATTGAGCAAAGGAGAGACGGTTATCATTGGCAGCTTTATATAGCTCATCCGTATTACCACCCTTCATCGTGAGTGTCGCCGCCTTACCACAGGTAAATGCATTGAAGAGAATTGTGCAGTAACCTGCTTTCATGATGCGAATACTGATGTCGGTATCCTCATTGAAGCGACCGCGCCAACGCATATCAAGTGAATTATCTAAAAGGATGCAACTGTAAATGCGAGTGTTCAAATAGTACGGCGGACGGTATAAACCAGCCGGACAGAAGAAGGCATAGTTCATTCCCGACATCTTTACATTCTCAAAACGGTCGGTAAAGTCTTCACAGCAACGGAAGATGGTACCGTCGTTCACACGAATCTTCAGATTGTTGTTGATGCGGTAGAAATGCGCAATGTTGTCATCCACGACCCAGTGGCGTTTATGACCTTCATTGATTGAGTGCTCCCACACAAAATTACGGACGGGAATACTTCCCTGACCCAGATTCTTGAATGGCGTCACGATTAACTTTTTCGGGTCGATGACGGCAGCATACTTATCATACTCCTGTGGTTCAATGACCACGCGGTATGGAACATTAATTAAATCCAAAGAACGAACAGTGAGCCGAGACTCCCAACGACCTTTAGAAATGATGTATATTGGATATTTTGGATTCATGTCTTATTTAGAAGGATAGATTATTACACAATATGGTGCAGATGTAAATCAAGAAAAGAAGTTTTCAAGCGATGAGGTCTCCTCGCACTTCCAGCCGATTGCTTCAAAAATGATTTTGATCGGGTCGAGGTAGGTCTTTTCAAATTGTTTGTCAAAGTCAATATGATTGTGGAGGTTGAATTCCTTGGGAATCACGTCGATGAATGAAATGACATTCTCATTGATTGCATTGGGTGTACGAAGATAAATGAATTTGATTTTCTCGCCATTCTTGATTGTTTCGTACTTATTTAGAAGGTTCTTCATCTTGAGATGATGATTGAACAGAAGACAACCGCGGACGTGAATAGGCGTAGTGCCGCCAGTACCTTTCTTGTAGATGGTATTTGAACTACGATAGCTGGAGATGTCCTTGGTACCGCGGGGAAACGCAATGTTTACGGGGTCGAGTGTCTTGAATTTGTCGCGGAAGGCTTTGATTTCAGCCTGCGCTTCGGCTTCCGTTTTGGTCAGGATGATTTTGAACATCCGTTTCATTTCATCACGACAGATTTCCGGAGTCGATGACTTCACGGCTTCAATACCCATCACCTTGATTTTGGGTTCGGCATACTGAACGCCCTCATTGTTGTGGACATTTAGGATGTAACGCTTCTTGGCGGTCCAGATACCACGGTCGGCAATTGCCTCACGTTTCATGATCATGCGGTTATCAGGGCAACCTACATTCTTGGCAAGTTTTTCATACGCATCCTTGAACACGGGCTCAATGGCTTTCGAGCAGAATTCATCCAAGAATTTCACGGGGTTGTTGGGCTTGAACATGTCGACAATGGGTTTCATTGTGACATACACCGAGTCGGTGTCAATGGCAATTACATAATCAATGTCCTTAGTTTTGAGGACGCCGTTAAGGTACTTGTTCACATTCATTTCTGCCCAACGGATTGCAGTCTGACCCGACAGAGTGGTACCCTCGGCAACACGGACATCAAAGTAATGAAAGTGTTTGTTACCAAGAGCACCGTAAAGTGAGTTCAGAAGAATTTTAAGAGCGACCTGATGATTCTCAAGGCGACTGATTTCACGTTCAACCTTGAACCTAGCAACCTTGTCGGACTTGTCGGTTTTCTCAAGTTTCTTCTTCTCCGCGATCATGTCCTTCTTAAGGACAACACGTTTGTCGTAAATGCCCTTGATGATTTCTGGAATGATACCCTTGCGGTTGGGGTCGAACAGCACACCATTGGACGCAACAATGGCATTTTCAATTTCAGGTTGCGGGATGTTTCCGGCAAGAAGTTTGTCGGGATGGACTCCCTGCATCTGAACCGGTAGAATGGTCTCCGGCGACATGTTGTATTGAATAATGAGATTGGGATACAGAGAGTTCAAGTCGAATGAACATACCCAATCATGAAAGCCAACCTTAGGATCCTTTACATAACCACCGGCAAAGGAACCAGGTTCATCGCCTTCTTCGGCAAGGGCTTTCTCCTCGTCGGTCTTGGAACCGATGATGGTATATTCGTAGCTTGGACGAATCGGCGTGACGGTAGGGATGATCTTGCGTGACATTAGATCACGGTAGATAATGGATTCCCAAATGGCAGTGGTACCAAGGGTGTCGGTATAGTTTACGCCACCGATGTAGGAAAGTGTAAGAACCAAAGTGATGAGACCAAGTTTATCCTCGAGGCGTTCCAGAAGTTCAACGTCCTTGATGTTGTAATCGACATACTTTTGAAAGTTGTTTTTGTAGAGACCGCCGAGGCTTCCGTATTCGGCATAGGACAGTTTTGTCTCATTCAGCACGATATGGGCAATGTGTCCGAGTTTATAGGACTCCTGATTGCCGTAGGTGTTCAAGGTGAATTTACGGAAGAGGTCGAGATAGTCGAGCTGAGAGATGCCAACGATTTCATAGGACAGTTTCGTCTGACCCATAATCGTTACATTTTTCTGACGAATGCAACCCTTGATTGTTGGCCATGGAGATAGCTTCGTGCAGGTCTTTTCGCCAAGTAGTTTTACGATACGGTTGATGATGTAGGGAACGTCAAAGAATCTAGAGTTCCAGCCCGTGAGAATGTCGGGCATGTTTTGGGTGTTTGACCACCAGTCGAGGAAGCCCTGAAGCATTTCTTCCTCGCTACGATACTGCGTGTAAGCAACCTTGCCGGCAAAAATAGATTGGTCGGGGTCGAATGCTTTTACACCCCACACGTTGAACATGTCGGAGTGATTGTTTTTGACCGTAATGACGGTAATAGGATATTCGGCGCGGTCGGGGTCGGGAAAGCCTTCATCCGAATGCACTTCAATGTCCAATGACGCCACATTTACCATGTCGCGGTTGAATTGGATTTCATCGGGAAATTGATTCTGAATGAAGTTGGTGACCCAACGGGTATTACCATACACCTTACCGGTGTGGGAATACATTTCCACAAACTCCTTGGCATCATTTAGAGAACCAAAAACATTTGGCTTCACCGGAACATCGGTAAGCGACATGTAAGGCGACTGTGCCTCATCGACGCCGAGAAACAATGTGGGCTTAAAATTGACCCTGTCCTTTACCCGGAGCCCATCACGATAGCCGCGATAGAGAATATGGTCGCCGTAGGTTTGGACGTTTGTGTAAAATTCCATTCAATAACACTATACCAACCGCCGATGGTTGTAAATCAAAAAGTGACGGATTTGTAGGCAAACTCAATCGCTCTATCTGCTTCCGTGTGTAGAGGGCGTTTCTGGTAGATTCTTGCTGTATCCCTATCCAAATCCCTTACCATCTCTGCAATCTGCATACCGGTGATGGGATAGCGTTTCTTTACCGCATTACACGCAATGCTGGACATAATCTTATAGATCATTCGGTATCTTCCTGAACCATCTATAGATGAAATTGATTTGTATTCCTTAATGAGTGCTTTGTTTACAAACGGACAATCGAGGTAGGAGTTCCAAGTGATTGTATTGTTGTTGGCTTGTTCCTTACGATGCTTTAGAATCTCCGCTTGGATTGCCGCGGGAAACTTGTCCATAAGAGTTATGGATGGCTTCTCGGAATATGGATGCTGCGCCATGATTGCATCGGGGTCCATAATCTCTCCCGAATGCACGAGGATAAAATTATCGGCATCCGGATACTGAGCCGGAACATAGTACATTCGGCTTAGGTCTTTGGTCTGTTCATCGCCGATGGAACCAAAGTGCTTGTTCAAGGCGTACCAGAAATGCCGAATCTTATCGGCAGGAACAATCTTGTTTAATTGGAACACCACTCGGAACTTCTTTTTCTCCGGGCGTGATGACGCAGTTGAATAACAGATATGACGGTACTTCACATAGCGCCCGGCTGCTTCCTCAAACGAACAATCATATTCATCAACATCAAGTGCAGCCCAACCACCCCAACCAGTTACATTTGCATTTGCACGTGTGGCGCCTTCGGTATAAATTGCGGGAGAAATCAATGATGATGATTTCTTTTTCTCTCCCTTCTTGGCTTTGTAACCAGGAAGTTTGGAGAGTTGGAACATAAGTTTTTCAAAGTCCTCCCATGAAGCCACGGTGACTTTCTTGTCCGTCTTATTATCAAAGATGGAGTCGAATACTGTAAGGGAATAATTCACTGTACAATCCTATACAAAGGTTGTCGGTATGTAAATAACAAAAGAGTGGTGACCGTAAAAGTCACCACTCGCACAAGAACTAAAAGTTAATTAGTCTTGAATGAAGGTTGAGCCAATCTCAATCTTCTTTGGGCGTTCTGATTCTGGAACAACCTTGGTGAGCGGAATCGAAAGGATTCCATTCTTAAGGTCGGCACCTTTTACCTGAACATGTTCCGACAGCGTAAAAGTTCTGGTGAACTTACGGGTCGAAATGCCCTTATGGTTATAGATGCGGTCATCTTCCATTTCGCCGCTAACAGTAAGGATAGAATCCTTTAACTGAATGTCGAGGTTCTCCTTAGAGAATCCTGCAACGGCGATTTCCACCAAGAAATTGTCGTCATCAATGAAAACGACATTATGCGGTGGGTATGTATCCTCTCTTAAGGAGACTCTGTTGAGCTCGTTGAAGAGATGGTCGAAGCCTACAAAGGCCGACCGTGGGAACGTGTATGTATTTCCTGACATGTTATTTTACCTCCAGTTATGCAAGGTTATGTAATCTCCGACAACCCCAGTTGGGCATCATCGGTTGCTGACGTTGTGCCAGCAAACTTATTTATATCACTTCGTGTTGCCGATATTGTACTTTGGGAGCAATTCCCAATTACCTTTATCGCGGTACGGAATGATCTTAATCTGTCTCAGTGGAGCCTTATCCTTGGCTTGTTCTGCATTTACAATGGTAACCAGACCCCAATCGGAAAGAAGGGTGGCAATGGTATTCCGTCTTTGTAAATCATTTACATTCAGATTGGAAGGCTTGCCATCAAGGAGAAACAGCTCTTTGAAATGTACGATGAAATAGCGACCCTGCTTGTGTAGGATATGGCAGGATTGGTATAGCTTGTTGGAAGACTTTCGAGAAGCGACACCGATGCGAGTAAGTGTCTCACGAACCTTAAGGAAATCATCCGGTTCATTCAAGGTAATCTCAAGCATCATAGCAGGAATCCATGCCACGGGAGTTTCGTCCACGACGATACCCGGGATAGGTTCAAGGCTTTGATTTGTTTGTTGAGCGTCCACCTTTAAAATGTTTTTGTTTAAGTTCGTTTAGTTGTTCGGAACTCAAAATCGTCAAAGCGGATCTAGCCTTTTCATTACTATATCCATAATGTTCTTTAACAATCAAGAGGTCTTCCGACTCAGTTGGTTTTAGCCATTTGCTGAATCGTTTATTCCTACTAACTATATTTATAAGATACTCGTATTGGAGCCTCTTGTCCAGATGGTGGTTTTGGTTCATCTCATTCGCAAAACCAACCGTGTCTGGAAAGTATGAAAGACCTCTATTGACCATGAACGGAACGTATTGCTTTTCGGCAATGTCGTCGACCATGATATTAGTCTTGGTCATGTTGATGGAATTGAGGTATTCAAATGGGTTCATGGTATTACTTCCATTCGGCGCACGCCATGAGTTCGGTAATGCACGCCACGAGGTTTAGCTCATGGTCGGCAACAAAGGCATCTTTGTATTGGTAATTGGCAAGAATGACCACGATGTTGGGTATGCTGTCGGGATTGGCATGCTCGGTCATATTGTCGTAAATCTTGCGGAAGATTGCCGCAGGCTCACAGTCAATGTTGTTGACCACCCATGCACGACCAGCCTTGAAGTCCTTGTCCTTGAGAGCCTTGATCAGCAGAGTGATGTTGGCGTCCGAAAGGTTTGCAAGGATACCCTTGTCAATTTTACCAGAAACCGAATAGCGTTGGCACTCATTCAGCACTCTGCGCCAATCGGGAGCAAAGCGGAGGATGAGTTCGGCAACAACCGACTGCTCGTATTGAATACCTTCTTCCTTGAGGATGAATTCAAGACGTTTTAAGAAAGCATTGGCAAGTGATGCCATTTGTTTCTTGGAAGTATTGAATTCAATTACGGCACAACGGGAATGAAGTGGTTCGATGACGCGATTCTTAAAGTTACACGTGAGAATGAACCGGCAGTTGTTGCTGAATTCCTCAATGAAGCCACGGAGCGCGGGCTGCGTGGAAGATGGATTCAGGTAGTCTGCTTCATCCAGGATAATGACCTTGGGACCTCTGGACTGTAAGGACACCGATGACGCAAACTGGCGAATCTTGGTACGGAGAACATCAATGCCGGATTCTTCCGAGCCGTTAATGATCATGTAGTCGAGGTCAAGCATGTTACACATTGCGCGTGCAACAGTTGTTTTACCAAGACCCGCGGTACCAGTGAGCAGCATGTTCTGCATCTCACCAGACTCAACGATGCTCTTGAAGGTCTTTAGAAGACCCTCTGGAAGGATACAGTCGTCCAGTTTTTGTGGGCGGTATTTTTCAACCCACAGGAATTCATTAGAGTTTGACATAGGGGTCTATTATACACCAGTGACAATGGTCTTGTAAACCTCTTTAATCTCCGAAGTTTCATTTTCAAACTCAACCACATTCTGTTTGTGGTACATCATTGCGACCTTACGGAATG